GAAGAAAAAAGAAAACCAAATGCATATGCAATATGCCACTCTCAAGTTGGGCCTAAAAGGACAAGGAAATTTGAAAGATGCGTAAAATCTGTAGAAAAACAATTGGAAGAAGGAAAAAATCCTGTATCTTTGTTTATAGAATCAGAAATTACTAAAATCGTGGAAAGAAACATACTACCGAGAATAACTAAAGGTGACTTGATGAAATACCTTTCAGAAGCGAATTCACCACTTACCGCACCTGCGAAACCAACTACAAAACCAGATACAAAGCCTGGAACAAGACCTTCACATCCGGGAAAGAATCCAAGACCAGGGGAGGAAATTGCACCAAAGGCTGCGGAACCGACAACCGCTCCATCTAAACCAATTACCAAACCTGGCACCAAACCAACAACGAGACCTTCACACCCTGGAAAAAATCCAAGACCTGGCGAAGAAATTGCACCAAAGGCTGGAAAAATATCTCCTGAGGATGCTAAACAAGAAGTAATTGATGTTATCTTAAATTTATTAAAAAAATAAAATGGCGAAGATTAAAGAACAAATAGATTACGGGGACAGACCAGAAAGAATGGACCCAAGACTAGAACGAAAATTGGGAAGTCCTGAAAGTTTGTATGCAAAAAATCCTGCATTAAAAAAAGGTTCTAAGGATGTTGAAAGGTTGGTAAGTGCAAGATTTGGCAAAGTTGCTGACAAATTGAAACAAGTTACTGGAATACAAGACATTAGTTCTAAACAAGTACAGGGAATGATTTATCAGGAAATGATGAGTAAAGTTCCTATGATTATGAGTATTGAAGGTAGACACAGAGAAGAATTAGAACAACTTGCAATCGACGCTTGTCTAGAAGAAGCACAAGTTCCAAATGATTGGTTTACAATTGAAGCGAAGTTAAATAGGGGACCTATCAATACTTCCGATTTTAATTTAAAACCAAAAAAACCTCAAGACTCTCCACCACTTGAGATTCCTTCATTCGATGTTGAGGATTTGACCGATGAAGAAATTAGGGAGTTGGAAATCCACAAAAGAAACATGATTAATGCTTTGGTTCAAGGAGCGGCAAAAAAAGGACATTATATTTTCCAAAAACCTGAGGTCAAAGAAAGATTAGACGAGATAGACCCTCGATTATATCCCGCTTATTTAGGGATAATGGCAATCAATGATTTCATGTATTTTTCCATGGAACAAATGATTGAACAAATGTCTCAAACTGGAAGTGGTGTTGCTGGTAAAGTTAAGTTGGAAAACAATGACGACGAAGATGAGGACGAAGAAGGTGGTGAGGAAAAACCTGATACCAAAATTGTTGCTGAAGGTCTAATATTCCCAATTTTATGTCATGAGGTTATTAAAGGTCTTGAAGAATCTATTGGTAGACATGGATTACCTGAAGACCCTGAGATGTCTCAACAAGTAAGAGACGTAACTGATGTATTATCAAATGAACCAATGCAACTTCGAATTGGTCCTGAAATTATCGAAAAGATTAGATTTGCATTACCTGATGAAATGTTTGATGAGGACAACAAAGGTCTTACACCATGGTTTCATTCAACTTTATACAAAACAGAGGCTAAGGAATTCTTAGAAATTATTGGAAATGCAATTTCTGAAGATATGTCTAAGGTGAAACGTGCAACTGCAAAATTCAGAGAAATCATGAAACAGGCACAACAATCCAAGAAAGAGTATGATGAATTCAAAGGTGAAGAAGGTACTCAAGGTAGCGATGACGATGATGATTTTGGACTTGATGACCTTTATAGAGATTTAGGAATTCCAAGACCATAAAAAATCCGAATATGATTTAATTTTGTGAACAAAGAACAATTAATTATAGAATATACGAAGTGTATGAGGAATACTCCTTATGCACTTCGTACTTATTTACAGACATACGATAATACCGTGTCAAAGTATGTCCCATTAGAACTTTTTCCTGACCAAGTTTCACTACTTGAAGATTACGAAAGCAGCAACGAAAACATTGCCTTAAAATATAGACAAGCGGGGGTAACAACCGTAACCGCTGCTTGGGCATCAAAAAAACTTGCATTTGCAAGAAAGGAAAAACCTGAAAAAGTTCTAATCATCGCCAACAAGTTGGATACTTCAGTGGAAATGGCCAATAAGATAAGGGCGTTTATTGAACAATGGCCTGATTGGGTTGGAATCGGGTTTTCAGTAGAAAAAAACTCTCAAAGACATTTCAAACTTAATAACGGATGTGAGGTTAAAGCGGTGGCAACATCCAAAGATGCTCTTAGAGGTTATACACCAACAATTCTTATTTTTGACGAAGCGGCCTTTATCGAGGCAGATGGAGACTTCTGGTCTGCTTGTATGGCCTCACTATCCACGGGTGGTAAAGTTATTGTAGTTTCCACACCAAACGGTTACGACCCAATATATTATGAAATATATGACCAAGCGTTAAGAGGAATGAATGATTTCAAAATCTCTGAAATGTTTTGGTATCGGGACCCTCGTTACACCAAAGATTTATACATGGTAAAGACAAATGATTTGGTTCATTATCTTTTGAATCGAGAAGACTACCCTGTAGATACTGTAATTAACTTAGCCAATGATAATCCTTACGAAAGAGATCATACTATTGTAACAGATTATATTTCTCAAGGGTATAAACCGTGTTCTGCATGGTTTGAGGGAATGGTAAAAAAACTCAAGTACGATAGACGTAAAGTTGCTCAAGAACTTGAATGTAACTTCTTAGGATCGGGTGATAACGTATTCGATTCAGAGTTAATGCAAAACATTTCCAAAAACCAATTAAGACCCCCACAAGCAAAACTTATGGGAAACGCTTTATGGATTTTTAAAGAACCTGTAAATGGCCATAAGTATGTTATGGGTGTTGACGTTTCTCGTGGAGACTCTGAGGATTTTTCATCAATCCAAATCATTGACTTTGATGAACGGGAACAAGTATTAGAATATGTTGGTAAAATCCCTCCCGATGTGCTAGCTGAAATTGCTTATAAGTGGGGGACAATGTACAATGCCTATTGTGTAATTGATATTACAGGAGGTATGGGAGTTTCAACCGCCAGAAAAATGCAAGAATTACAATATCAACCCGGATTGTATGTTGATGGAGTTGATACTTCTAACAAATGGAAGTGGGACCCGAAAATAAATGAAAAAATTCCTGGTATCAACTTCAACACAAAAAGAGTACAAATTATTGCGGCATTTGAAGAGGGAGTTAGACACGGATTCAAAATATATTCCCACAGAACTTACAATGAGATGAATACCTTTATATATATTCATGGAAGACCCGACCACCAGAAAGGACAACATGATGACTGTATTATGGGACTTTCCATGGCGATTTATGTTGCCGAAAAATCATTTCAATCATTAACTAAAGTTGTTAATCACACAAAAGCCATGTTGAATTCGTGGTCTACTGTGATGAATGAAAATAAAAATACTTCAGATTTTTTTAATCCCTTGGTACCTCAGATGGGTAGGGGATCTAACCTAAATAACAATGGGGCGTCCAAAGAGGATTACCAAAAATATGGTTGGCTATTTGGTGCTAGATAACTATTTATATTACTGAGGTAAAGAGTAAATTTAGATTATGGCAGAACAAAATATGACGGTTTGGCAAAGACTGTCACAAACATTTGGACCTAACTCATTATTAAATCAAGATTATCCAACATTCAAGTTTGATAAAAAGGAACTCCTACGCACAAAGAGTAGAGAGGAGTATGAGAAAGAAAAACTTCAAGCACAACAAACATATTATCTCACCAATCAATGGGCTAAGGTGGAGAATAATCTTTATTCTCAAGCCATATATTATGAACCTACAAGGTTATCGTCTCAGTATGACTACGAATCAATGGAATACACTCCTGAGATTTCCGCAGCATTAGACATTTATGCTGAAGAGTCAACTACAACAAATGAGGACGGTTTCATACTACAAATTTATTCAGAGTCAAAAAGAATAAAAGGTGTTCTTGCCGATTTATTTAACAATGCATTAGACATCAATACAAACTTACCAATGTGGACACGTAACACATGTAAGTATGGTGACAACTTTGTATATTTGAAGTTAGACCCTGAGAAAGGTATTGTGGGATGTCAACAATTACCAACTATAGAAATTGAAAGACATGAGGTTGGTGCAAGTGGTAAAATATCTGTAGATATTACACAAGAGTTGGAAAAGGACAAAAAAGCTCTTCACTTTACTTGGAAGAATAAAAATATGGAATTCCAATCTTGGGAGATGGCTCACTTCAGACTATTGGGTGATGACCGAAAACTTCCTTATGGAACTTCTATGTTAGAAAAAGCAAGAAGAATTTGGAAACAATTACTTCTTTGTGAAGATGCTATGTTGATATATCGAACTTCAAGAGCCCCTGAAAGAAGAATATTCAAAGTTTTTGTCGGTAACATGAACGATGATGATGTCGAGGCATATGTACAACGTGTTGCAAACAAATTCAAGAGGGAACAAGTCGTTGACAATAAAACAGGTAATGTAGATATGAGGTTCAATCAAATGGCGGTTGACCAAGATTATTTTATACCTGTACGTGATCCAGCGGCACCGACACCTATTGATACGTTGCCAGGAGCTACTAACCTATCTGAAATTGCAGATATAGAATATATTCAAAAGAAATTACTAACCGCTCTTCGAGTACCAAAGGCTTTCTTAGGATTTGAAGAAGTTGTTGGTGATGGTAAAAATTTGGCGTTACAAGATATTCGATTTGCTCGTACAATCAATAGAATTCAAAAGAGTATGATTGCTGAACTTAACAAGATTGCAATTGTACATTTATTCTTATTAGGATTTGAAGATGAACTTTCAAATTTTACAATTGGATTAACAAATCCTTCTACACAAGCAGATTTGTTGAAAATTGATGTTTGGAAAGAAAAAGTATTATTGTATAAAGATTTGGTGTCCGATCCAGGAAATGGAATTCAGGCCACTTCATCCACATGGGCGAAGAAACACATATTTGGATGGTCAGATGATGAAGTTCGTTTAGACTTACAACAACAAAGAATTGAAAGAGCGGTAGGTGAAGAGTTAAAAGCAACTCCAACTGTGATAACCAAAACTGGTTTGTTTGATAATATAGATAAACTTTACGGAAGTGCCACAGGGGCAACACCAACCGCAGGAGCGGCCACTACAATGGATGGAGGAGAAGAATTAGGATCCACACCATCATTTGGTGGAGGTAGTGAGATTCCTGGTGGAGAACCTGAAATACCACCAGCTGAAGGTGGAGAAGTATCTCCTCCACCAGCAGAAATAACCCCAGAATCAAGACAAAAAGATATGAATATTTTAGTTGAAAATAATTTTATTAAAGGAAATCAAATGATAAATTTAGGACAAGCACAAGATTCTTTAGGTGAAATTTCAAAACAATTAGATAAGTTATTAAATTCATAATATTTATTGTAAAAAACACAATGACCTTCGGAACAATAAAATCCCTAATTGAAAAAAATCTCTTGGAATCATACAAAAATGAAACTGAATTCAAGAAGACTTTACGAGAATTCAAACACAACGTTTTGAATAATAAAGCTATGTCTAAAGCATACGCGATATATGACCAACTGAGTTCGCCCCAAGGGTTAGGAGAACAGGATGCAAAAGATTTTATTGAAGAAGGGATTTCTCTATTAAACAAAATTTTACCAAGTATCAAACTTCCAATTACTCTTTCTGAAAAAACTGAAAACAAATATTCTGAAATTGATACATTAGTTTATAGCCAAGGTGTTAATTTACTTGAAAGATTAAATGCAAAGAAAAGTATTCTAAAGGTAATTTCATCAACCAAAGAAACAATTAAAGAAAATATTAATATTCCGATTAGTTCTATGGTTTCCATAGCAAACCAAACAGTTAATAACTACATACTTAGTTTAGATGAAAATTCTAAAAAAGAATTTTTTCAAATTGTTTCTGAAGAT